AGCGCGCTGACCTCGTTCCTGGCCGACACGGACGGCGTGCCGGACCTGCCCGAGCGCTAAGATCAGTTCACCAAAGGATCGAGGGGCCGTCCTGCCAGGGACGGCCCCTCAGTGAAGATCGGAGTGTGCGGCACTTCCGTGTTACCTCACAGGGTAGCAAGTGCTGCGCACTCCCAACGAAGGGAGATGCGGTGAGTATCAGCACCACAGCCGGGCAGACCATCAACGTGGTACCGAACTACGGCGGCGTCAAGATCGTCGTCGAGTGTTCCGAGGATGTCTGCGAGAGCGTCGAGTACGGGCTCAGCGAGAGCGAGTTCCTTGCCCTGGTCATCCAGGGTTCGGCTGCGCTTCTGGCAGGCAGTCGGTGAGCAACGCACGTAGCCGCCTAGCGGCATACGGACGCACGCCCAAGGCGCTGCTGCGGGACCCGAACATCCGACCCATCGCCAAGACGGTCTACACCATGGTCGACGAGGTCGCTGGGCACGAGGACATCACGGTCGAGCGCATGGCCGAGTGGCTAGGCGTGAACGTGAAGACGGCCCGGAAGGCACTGCACGAGATCGAGCAGGCTGGGTGGGTCGAGGTCATCACGGTGGTGCAGGGACAGCGCGGTCAGCGACCCTCTGAGTACGTCGCCAACGCCTATCCTTTCCAGCACCTGTCCGAAGGGTCGGAAGAAGTTTCCTCAGCGCAGGCCGCTGACCAGGCGGAACGCGCAGAGGACCTACCACTTTCTTCCACCCCTCAGGAAAAAAGTGGTACCCCCCCCTACCAAAAAGCTCCCTCAGAACCCGTCGAGCAGACCGGGGTACCAAAAAGTGGTACCCCCAGGGACTACCAAAAAGTGGGAGGCCCTACCTATCTACGAGACGACGAGACGAACAACCCCCCTACCCCCCAGCCTTCGATCCTGTCGGACGACCTGGGGTTCAGCGAGTTCTGGGGCAGGTACCCACCGTGTGAGTGGAAGCAGAGGACGAGCAAGACCAACCTCCGAGGCTTCTGGTTCAGCCTCACCGACAAGCAGCGGCATCTCGCGCTACGCGCCCTCGATGCCTACATCGCATCTGCCATGTGGATCGACAAGCCAGAGGACATCCCCGGGCCGAAGATCTTCCTGGAGAACGAGCCATGGCTGGAGGCCGAGCGCGGCAACCTCCCTGCCCCACCTCCGCCGCCCGTCAAGTACCTGACCGCTGCCGATGTCCGGCTGACCGACGAGGATGACTGATGATCGACACCTACGACTCCCTGCTGGGAGACCTGACGAGCGCTGAGTATTCGATCGTCGGACTGGCTATGCATAACCCGGCAGTCATGGACGACGTAGACCTGTCGCCTGACGACTTCCAGAACGTCAGCCTGGGGGCGCTGTACGCCCTTCTGGCGGACCTGACGTCCGAAGGGTCACCCACCGACCCTGCGTCCGTCTGTGGCTCCCTGGAGCGCCTCAGGACGGGCGGTGGGCGAGTCAGGGGCATCACCCCTGCCGACATCCTCAAGATGTACGGCGACGCTCCCGCATCCGGCGCTTACACGTACGCCAGGATCATCCGGAACTTCGCTATCCGCAGGCGCGTCATCATGGCCTGCGAGCAGGGGTCTGCCCTGGCCAAGTCCCAGGGCAGCACGGACGAGATCGTTGAGCAGGTCCGTGCCATGGTCGATGAGACATCACGATCCGTCGCTCAGTCGTGGGACATGGACGACGCATACAGCCAGTTCGTCGCACAGGTTGGGGAGCCCGTCGTCTACCACCCCACGATGTGGCCAGCCCTGAACGACGTGATGGGCGGTTACCGGGGAGGGGCGCTCTACACGATCGGCGCACGGCCTGGAACAGGCAAGTCGATCTACGCCGTCCAGGCAGTCCTTGACCTGGCCGAGCAGGGGCAGGTCGTGTGGCACTCCATGGAGATGGGTGACGCGGAGGTCTTCACCCGCCTCACGGCCAACGTGGCGCGGATCAACACGCGCAGGATCGACGGCTCGGGTGGAGAGATGCGACCTGAGGACTGGATGATGCTCCGTGAGCACCAGAACTTCATCAGGAAACTTCCGCTCACGCTGGACACGAAGCGCAGGACGATGAACCAGATCCGCTCGACGGTGCGCACAGCGTCACGCAGGGGCAAGGTGTCCGGGGTGGTCATCGACCAGTTGGGCAACATCGCAGCCCCGCCATGGGCTCGCTCCGAGTACGAGAAGATCACGTACCACACCGACCAACTCAAGGCCCTGGCTGGCGAGTTCGACGTTCCGGTCATCGTCATGGCGCAACTGAACCGTGAGGTCGAGAAGCGCACCAGTGCAGTGCCGAACCTGGCAGACCTGCGCTCGTCAGGCAGCATCGAACAGGACTCAGATGTCGTCCTGTTCCTGTACGACGGCCAGGAGGAAGGGTTCGGGATCCATGTGGCGAAGAACCGGCAGGGGCCGAAGGACGTCACCGTCCCCCTCGTGCGCCGTGGTCAGTTCTCTCGCCTCGACAACCCCTCATGAGGAGGAACGCATGACAAGCAAGGAAGGTGTGGCCGTGTGGCTGTGCATCATCGCCATCGCGGTTGTGGTGATCTACGGCCTGAAGACCATCGGCAACATCCAGCGGGAGGAGACGCAGATGAACTCCTGCATGGACTCGGTTGTCATACCAGACCCGGAGTCAATCGACTATGACAACCAGGCCCTGGAGTTCACATCCCAGATCCGTAAGTGCATGCGGGGCTAAAGGTGAGCAACCAGGTTCCGAGCGCTGTCCGTGAGCAGGCGCGCGAGCGTGACCAGGGCCGCTGCATCGTGTGCATGGCCGCTGCGACTGAACTCATGCACCGGGTCCCTCGCCGTGATGGCGGCCACCGCCTGTCCAACACGATCTGGGGATGCCGCACCTGTCACGCCAAGGCTCACGCCTCACCGAAGTGGGGCTACGAGATCGGCATCATGGCCAGCAGGTATGGCGTGGACCTGAGCCTGGTGCCCATCTGGTCCTGGCGGGGATGGATCCTGCTGGACGACGAGGGCGGGTACCACGTGATCGCCCCGAGAAGCATGCCTGCTGAGGCGCTGGGCGCCCTTCAGGCGTCGGAGGTCCCCCAGGAGGGGTGACCGTACGAGAGGCCCTCAGGGGGCCGATTTAACAAGGAGGAAACATGACGATCAGGTACAACGTCTGCGGGAACTGCAACCACCCGGCGAGCAAGCACGGCAGCAACGGCAAGTGCGGTGTCCGTGGCTGCAAGTGCCCCGGCTTCAAGCCGAAGGGCTCCTGATGACGGTCATCATCCGCAGGTCCATGGGTGCGTGGCTCTGGTCGTGCCAGACGTGTGGACACGCCGACGTCGCAGAGACGGACACTGAGGCTCGCGCTGCGTACGAGCGTCACAAGAAGACGGCGGTCGACCACTGATGGCCGTCTTCGAGATCCACATCCACCAGTACAACGACATCCGCCAGCCGGACGGCACGATACGTAAAGTGTGCTCGATCTGTGGTAAGATGAAGTAACACAAGGAGGCGCATGGAGCAGATACGACTGACGCTCACCGTCCCCGACGGGACACGAGACAGGCTCGCTCAAGCAGCAGCAGATGCCAGCCGGAGCCGCGCCAACCTGGTAGCGCTCCTGCTGGAGGACTACCTGGCTAGCCGAAGGGGATACGACGAGTGAGCACCGATGGCATGCAGGATGTCGAGGTTCCGATCAACGGGACCGTGGTCGTGGAGAACGGGGACGTGCTCGAAGTCGAGAGTGCTAACACGAACTTCGTGCACTGCTGGTGCGCTGACGGCAAGCACGGCAAGTACCAGCGGACCCACAAACTGCACAACGACGCACCGCACACGGTCGGGATCACGACCTACGTCGTGGTCTGGACCCCAGGGGCATGACGAAGGGGCCGCACGGTTCCCGTACGACCCCTTCTTGGTGTCAGCCAAGCAGTCCAGGAGAGTGAGTCCATGAACAACATGAACAGGATACTCGTCACCGGGTCCCGCATCGGGATCGACCAGAAGATAGTCTGGGACGAACTGGACGACCTGTACGAAACCCGGGTTTCGACCGGCCCCTTCATCGTCGTCCATGGTGGCGCTGAGGGTGCCGACAGCCATGCGAACAACTGGGCATGGAAGAAGCGGCGTGAGGGCAACTTCGATGTGAACATCGAGGTGTACCCAGCGCGGTGGCGCCAGGACGGTGTGTTCGTACCCAGCGCTGGACACCAGCGCAACCAGAAGATGGTGGACCTGGGCGCTGACGTTGTGCTGGCTTTCATCCACAACAACTCGGCAGGCGCAACAGGATGCATGCGCATGGCCATGAAGGCGGGGCTGCAAGTTCAGGTCCTGCGCACCAACGATCAGGAGGAAGCATGACGGAGACGAAGACCAGGACGAAGCACACCGACCTGGAGACAGCGCTCGCTGCGTTCCAGGCCGAGATGCCCACGGTCAACAAGGGCAAGACGGCGAAGGTCCCCACCAAGACCGGGGGCTCGTACTCGTACTCGTACGCGGACATCGCGGACGTGACACGGGATGTCATGCCGCTGCTCAGCAAGCATGGCCTGTCGTTCTCGGTCACGCCCCGCGCTGCGGACAACGGCTACGAGATCGTCGGCATCCTCATGCACGAGTCGCAGAGCGGCCGCATCGAGGGCTCGCTGCCGCTGTTCGGTCGCACCAGCCAGGAGATCGGGTCGTCGATCACGTACGCCCGGCGCTACCTCCTGGGCTGCCTGACTGGCGTCGTGACCGATGACGACGAGGACGGTACTGCCGCGAACGCAACGCAAGAGCGACCTCAGCGTGAGCAGGTCAGCCGTGCGGCCAGCACGCCGCGCGCTGGCACCCGGGAGATCCTGGACGAGATCCTGTCGGCAACCTCCAAGGCGCAGGTGCGTGACCTGTGGGAGAAGCACAACATCGGTGGCGCGCCGCAGCCGATCCAGGACCAGATCCTCCAGCACGCGAACACCCTCCCGGAGGAGTGACATGAACGAGTGGTTCAAGAACCTGACGCTTCCGCAGGCGATCGTCGCCTCGGTGGCGATCGTCGGCATCGTCGTTCTCATGCTCCCGTGGAGCGTCTGGGAGTGAACCCCAACGACATCCAGGACCTCGTCGTCAAGGCGTACAGCGCTCAGTCGACGAACTCTGCTCGGACCCAGCAGGCACTCGCCAACATCCTGGGTCCGAGCGACCTCGGCGGGTGCCGGGCCAAGATGGCGCACACCTTCATGGACTCCCCCCGCGAGGAGCGTGCTACGCCCCCATGGGCGGCGTTCGTAGGCACGTGGGTCGGGGAGGGCCTGGAGAAGGCGTACGTCGCTGCACGGCCCGGTTCTGTGGCTCAGGTGCGGGTGGAAGTCGACCTCCCCTCAGGGCGGCACACAGGCGGCAACGTCGATGTGCTCGACCCCGAGGTTGGAGTCATCGACTTCAAGTCCCGTGACGGGCTGTCCGCCATCCAGCACGACGGCCCACCGTTCAAGCACCTCGCGCAGATCATGTGCTACCTGCTCGGAGCCATCCAGATGGGGCTGCTGCCCGAGGACGCCAAGTGGTCCCTCGTGTACGTCGACAGGTCCGGCACCGAGCCCGAGCCGTACGTGGTCAGCGGATCGTTCGAGCCGGAGATCATCGTGGAGATGGAGGAGCGGATCGCAGAGGCGGAACATGCCGCGCTGTTCCGCACCGAGGCTCCCCGTGACGAGCCTGCTCAACTGTGCGCGCGCTTCTGCGAGTTCTACACGGTCTGCCGGGGTGACTGGCAGCCAGAAGGACTCATCGAGGACGAGGCAACCGTGAAGGCTGCGGATCGCTACCTCGCTGGGGCCGAGATGGAGCGGCAGGGGAAGGCGCTCAAGAAGGGCGCCAAGGCAGAACTCGAAGGTGTCGAGGGCAACACCGGCACAGCGATCGTCCGTTGGGTCCAGATCAACGGCGGGCGGGTCGAAGCGTTCGAGCGCAAGACGACGCAGCGACTTGACGTCAAGCCAGTCAAGTCCTGAAACCCAGGTTTTACAACAAGGAGGAAGTGCATGAGCAACATGAAGATCGCAGGGCTGTGGCTGCTGGCCGCAGCAGTCGGAGCGGCGGTACTCGTCGGCATGTACCAGGGCGGATGGTGGCTCCGCGAGGACGGTGTCAACCGCACCAGCCAGATCAACAACGACTCGTACGCACGACAGTCGGCGCTGACCGAGCAGGTCATCGACCTGCACAAGGAGGTCACGGACCTCGACGTGCTCGCCGCTGGCGACGTGACCGCTGAGCAGAAGACGCTCATACTCACCAACCGCGCCGCGCTGGTCACCGACCTGTGCGCCAAGTACGGCCAGACCACCGGCACCACCACCCTCCCCGCCGACATCCACGCTTTCGCAGCCCAGGAGTGCTGACCATGAAGAACACGACCCTCAAGTACATCGCCGGAAGCGTCCTCCTCGCCGGACTCCTGACCGGTGCCGCGTCCGGGTGCACCGAGACGGTGAACGCCACCGAGAAGGACCAGCAGGCCAGCGAGGACATCCAGTCCAACTTCCAGAAGGCCCAGCCGGTGCCGTTCTACAAGTACAGCCAGCACCGGGAGAACCTCAAGGCCGTTCTCAAGGTGCAGGCCGAGGGGGCGCCGACGACGTCCTTCGCGTTCAACCAGGGGGTCGCTGACCCGATCCTGTCGTGCCCTTCGGTCGGCTTCCCGATCGCGTCCACCACGCAGTTGACCAACCCGCTGCGCATCGAGGACCGCTACGAGGGCGACGTGGCGATCCCGCAGATCGAGCCGAACGGCACCTTCACGGGTGACTCGTCCGGCACGTACGTCGTCTGCCGGGACGCCAACGGCAACGAGTACGGCGACTACTGGGAGGGCAACGTCAACACGGTCAGCGGCCCCGCCGAGTGGGACTACGACAAGAAGCAGATCGTCCTGATCGGTGCGCCGACCGGCGACTTCTCAGCGGGCAAGTAGCCAGGTGGGTGACATGAGCGGCTACTACCAGGTCGACCCAAACGCTGCGTTCGTCGAGATCGCCGTTCATGAGCCTCAGGCGTACATCTTCTCGTTCGGCAAGGACGATATAAAGCCCGTGGTGGCGCACTCGACGCAGTCCTGGCCGGTGCACCCGCTGCACAGTGACCTGAAGAAGACCACTGAGAAGTACGGGGCTTCCTGGACGATCGCGCACAACTACTACGAGGCGACCCGCGTCGAGATCGAAGTCGGCGACCTGGAACTCGTGTACGAGATGGAGGACGACGGCAAGTACTACAGGTTGCTCCACATCGCACAAGGGGACATGTCACTGAGTGCGCCCCCTGCACCGGATGTGGAGGATCACTCACGGCTCGCAAACGAACTCATCCACGCCATGCCGGGCCTGGACGAGGAGGTTGCATCCCCCTGCTCGTGCCTTGCTTGGCAGAAGGGGGAAGAAACCGTGCAGGCCGTGATCATTCACCTGAACGACCGTCACCACCCCACGAAAGGGCCGCTCAAGGCCGACCCGTGGACACGTGAGCGCATCGCGCAGTGGACGGAGACGCTGCCGTTCGACCTGACGCTCGACCCTGACCGGCCGAAGCGTCAGATGCGTGGGCTTACCGCACCGGAACCCGTCTACGACGAGATCCACTCAGAGAAGTACGAGGAGAACATCAAGGCCATGATGGCGAGCATGGCCGTCAGCAAGGGTTCGTTTCTCAAGTCCGTGGGCCTCGTGTCCGAGGCGGCAGAGAAGGCGACCGATGCGCTGGAAGACCTGTCAGGCTCCATGAAGAAGTCCTTCGAGGTCACGTTCAAGAGCGTGAACCCCGAGATGTACGAGATGCTGACCGGGATGCCGTATCCCGGAGATGAGAAGGAGGAAGCATGACCATCCAGACCGAGCAGACGATCGACACCGAGACCCACGCCACCCTGGCCGGGATCGAGGAGAGCGTGCTCACGCAGGTCCACATCGCTGACCTGCTCCGGCAGGGCGCTGAGGGCACTACGCAGGCCGTGGGCTGGGGCCGTGGCGGGGAGGCGTGCTTCCTGTCGGCAGCCGCTCTCGCGGCCCGTGACCTGGGCTACATCGGCTGACCTTGCGCTGACCGAGCGGTACGTGTAAGTTGTCGGTATACCTGATGGGTCGACGACAGTCGGTTACCTCTTGAACAGGAGAACGCGGGTTCGAATCCCGTCCGGCATCCGTGCCGGTTGTCTAGTGGCCTAAGACGCTTACCCCGATCGTCACACCACATCCATCAGGACTACAACTTCAAGACTTGCTCAGCAGGGCACGGGCTGCGCTAACAGCCCGAAGTCACGGGTCGAAGGCAATGGGTTAACGCGAACCTACCCATCGTCACTCACACATCCGTGACCTACAACTGAAAACGACGGGTCGACGTACGTCGGTTAACTCGGGACAGAAGGTTGCAGGTTCAAATCCTGCCCCCCCGACTCCTCGGGGGGTGGCTCAACTTGGCAGAGCGTCTGTATTCAATCGATGCACACCAACACATCCGTCGTCTATAACTTCATCGCTGGGTCGAACGACTCCCCTTATCTCCTACGAGCCTTCGGGCAGGTGACCCTCAGCGTCGCACTTGAGGTGCGGAGTGCTGTGGACCAGTGGGGATCGACACCACATCTGGCGACACAACTGAATACTGTGGCGGGTCGAAGAGATCCGGTTATCAAATGGTTCGATTCCATTCGTGCGACTTGATCGCATGAAGCCCAATGGCTGGGCAGCCCGATATAAAGGGTCAACCCGGATGTCACCCCATATCCGCCACTCGACCTTCGTTACGGGTCGAAGACTGTCGGTTACCCACACTCTCACTGTGAATACACCCCGATCGTCACCCCATATCCGTAGCACCCCATCGAGTGGCACCCCTGTTCTGAGGCTGGGGTGCCACTCGTCTTTTCCTCAGGAGGAAGCATGAAGTACAGCGACATGATCGTCCCCGCCACGCAGCGGGAGAAGGCGGACGAGCGCCAGGTGGAGAACCACGCTGGCGGCTACGTCTACGAGGTGGACAGCGCTGCACGGCTGCGTCGGTTCCTCGTCCTGGGCACCGAGGGCGGCACGTTCTACGCCTCGCAGAAGGACCTCACGAAGGAGAACGTCCAGTTCCTCAAGACGTTCGCCAGCATGGAGCCCGCGCACTACTACTCGGTCCTGAACGACGCCGACCGCGACAACATCGCGCCCCGCCACTCGACCGTCCTCCTCGCGCTCGCCGTGCTCTACACGCACACCGAGGACAAGGAGACGCGCGACGAGATCAAGGCGCAGTTCACCTCGTTCGTCCGCACGGGCACGCACCTGTTCGAGTTCGTCGAGTACGTGACCATGTTCCGCAAGTGGGGCCGTGGCCTGCGCTCGATCATCTCGTCCTGGTACACGACCAAGAAGCCCAGCGACCTTGCCTACCTGCTCGTGAAGTACCGCCAGCGTGGTGGCTGGACGCACCGCGACCTGCTGCGCCTCGCGCACGGGACGAAGGATGCGACGAGCGACATGCGCAACGTGATCGACTACGCGGTGCACGGGATCGTAACGATCGAGGACGCCAGCAAGACGGGCAAGTTCACGACCGTGAACGACGACGTGCTCCCTGAGGTGATCACCCAGTTCGAGCAGGCCAAGGCTGGGACGCTGTCGCCGGTCGACGCCACGGCGCTGTCCTGGGAGATGCTGCCGACCGAGGCGCTCAAGGACCCGCTGACGTGGGTTGCGCTGATCCAGCGCGGGAACCTGCCGTACACGGCCATGCTCCGCAACCTCGGGCGCATGACCTCGATCGGCGTGTTCTCGGACGGGCCTACGCTGCGCGCCGTGGTCGCTCGACTCATCGACCCGGAGCAGGTCAAGCGGTCGCGTGTGCACCCGTTCAACGTCCTCACAGCGCTCAAGACGTACTCGGGTGGCCACGGCTTCCGTGGGTCGCTCTCGTGGACGCCCAAGCAGGCCATCGTGGACGCGCTGGACGCGGCGTTCTACGCAGCGTTCGGGAACGTCGAGCCGACCGGCAAGCGCATCAACATCGCGCTCGACATCTCCGGCTCCATGGGTGCCCGGCTGATGGACAGCAACGTGACCGCCCGCGAGGCGTCCACCGCGATGGCCATGGCGACGCTGGCTGGTGACCCTGCGACGACCGTGACGACCGCGTTCACCTCGGGTGGTGGGTCGTGGACGGTGCCCAGCATGAAGCAGCGCTTCATCGGGTACCCGTCCGGTATCAGCGAGGTGGGGCTGTCGACTCGTCGCCGTCTGGACGACATGGTGCGCGACATGGACCGCATGCGGATGGGTGGCACGGACTGTGCGCTACCCATGCTGTGGGCGATGGAGACCGGCCAGGTCTTCGACGCATTCATCGTGTACACCGACAGCGAGACGTGGGCTGGGAGCGTGCAGCCGATGGATGCGCTGCGTGCCTACCGTCAGCGGGTGAACCTGGAGGCTCGCCTTATCGTGGTGGGCATGACCTCCACAGGCTTCACCATCGCGGACCCGAACGACGCTGGTGCGCTTGACGTCGTCGGCTTCGATGCCAGCGCTCCTGCGACGATCTCCAACTTCATCGCAGGCCGGTTCTGATGGACGTCCGAGTTGGTGGTGCACCAGGTGAGCCGTGGAGGGTGTCCGGCTTCACGATGGACGATCCGAAGGGATCGCCTGACCACCCGACAGTCGGCATCGAGTTCTGGGTCGGACCGCAGAGGTACCACGTCCCCGTCCCACTGACCACTGAGGCCGCCAGAATGGTTGGTCGGGCCATGATCGACATGGCCGACCACGCGGACGGCCTGCTGTGAAACCTGGGTTTCAGGAGGAGGGGCTGGATCTCGGCATCGAGATACCAGCCCCTCCGGTCTCCCAGCCTAAGACCGGCGTCTCGTGGCTGCGCTACCGAGCGCAGAAGCCGATCCACTGCGATGTCTGCGTTGCCTTCGTGCACCTGCACTGGCCGAACGGCACGCACGCACCGAACCACGCGGTCTACCGCCGCCGTGAGGATGGCGTTGACACGTACTACTGCGCCCAGCATGCGGAGGCGCCACGTGACACGGATGGCGTGTCGCGTACCAAGGTGAAGAAGAAGGGGCGCGATGTCTGAGGACACGATCATCGCTCTCGCGCTGCACCAGGCAGCCGAGGAGTTCGACCTGGACAACCTGGCGTCGAGTCGGTTCATCGCATCGGATGGCTACCCGAGCGTTGGCATCAACACGAACGACGAGGCCAAGGCTGCCGTGAAGGAGTGGCTGCACGCACGGGCACGGAAGATCCGAGATGTTTAGTCGCTGCAAGCACTGGTGGGTGCTCATCGTGCCGAAGGAGGGGCGGTGCCACAAGCGCTGCTCCAAGTGCGGCAAGGAGAAGAAGTGCGGCCGCAATGGCTGACGACTGGGAATGGTGGTGCGATCGGTGCGAGAAGCATGGGACTGCGCCCACCGAACGTCAGGCCATGGCGGACTACAAGGAGCACCGCACCCAGCATCCCCCGCAGGGTCCACCCGTAGGGCGCTGGTAGCCTCAGGCCTGGAGCCTGCTTCACTGCATGCTTCCTCCTTGGATGCACCCCCGGTTCCCACCAGCCGGGGGTGCATCGCTCGCTGTTCAGCGACCGGCGTCGCAGCGTGGCTGTAAACCACGCGCTCCCAGAGCATGGAGGGGTCGGCACCCTCGGACAGCACTATGACCCACTGCCTGAGCGGCTGAGGGACGGGACTGCAACTCCCGGCAGACGGGTTCGACTCCCGTGTGGGTCTCCAGGAAGGCCGTCAGCGGCCTCGCAGGACCTCAGTGGTACATCCGGACCCCGGACGTGCGAAAGCCCCCCAGATCGCCATCTGGGGGGCTTTCGTGTTTGTCGAACTACTGGGTGTAGTGAGCCGAGCCTACTCGGAGATGACCGGTGCAGTCTCCGCGATGGCCTTGTGCGCCCACATGGACGTGCTCTCCAGTTCGGTGAACGCCACAGACTTCGCCCGGCCAGCCGGAAGCACGTCGTCCAGGAACTCAGCGAACTCACGGAACGCCAGGCGCATGTCACGGTGCATGGGGAGGGTCGCGTTGTCGCCCTCGATGGTCGCCTTGTGGAAACCGAACCGGTGCTCGATCTCCACAGCGCCCAGGCTCTCGCTCGTCATCACTTCTCCAGGCTCTTGGTGGTGGTGGGCACGTTCGCGTCAGCCATGAGCAGGAGGGCGTTCAGCAGCAGGCCCCACGCCGCCGCCTCCTCGCCGTTCGCCAGGCCGTACACCACGGCCACACCGAGCGCAGCGTTCCCCACCCGGTACAGCCACCGACGCGTCGTAGCGCTGGGCATCTTCATCTGTCAGATCTCCTTGTTCGAGAGGGTGATCGAGAACCCCTTCAGGGCCTCGTCGAGTGCAGCACGAACCACCGCAGGGTCGAGGCCAGCGTTCTGGCTCAGCGCCTCTACGGCGGTCAGGAGCAGCCGCTCCCGGTCAGCCGACGCGCTCTGGTGGGCCAGGTCAGCGGCGCGGCGCTCGGCCTCGTCAGCCTCCAGGCGGTCGATCTTCGTGACGAGTTGGCGGACCAGCGTCTCCGTCTCGCCGCTGTTCTTGAGCAGAATTGCCTGCTGCTCATCAGTCAGTGCCATGAGAAAACCTCCAGGGTTCGTGATGTCCGTCGTGCGCACACGAGCACGGAACGCTTCCATGTCGAACGAGGGATCCGTCTTGCGCCCCATCGGCGCTGCGATCTCCTTGTGGCCGAGCACCCGGTCGTACGGCACGCCGTAGTGGTCAGCAAGAGCCTTGGCGCCTCGGGCGTACGAGTCGACCTGCACCTCAGGCCAGTCCTTCGGGTCACCAGTGCCAGCAGCCTCCGCCTCGATGCCGAGCGCGTACGAGTTCGACTGCCACGGCTCGAAGGTGGTGCCCGTGTGGTTCGCGTAGCCAGCAGCGATCACGTACCAGGTGCCACTGCGCCCCAGTCCGAGTTGTGCCAGGGGGCCAGGGAGGTCAGACCGGCCGCCCTGCACGGTGCTCAGTGTTGGATAGTCACCTGCGCTCGACCATGTGGTCGCTGTGTGGTGAGCGATGATGCTCCCCACGCCCAGCAGGTCAGCGCGGTACGTGTCACCCACCAGACGCCGGTAGCCACGCGTCTTCCACCCAGGAACCTCGAAGACCTTGAGTCCCGCTGCGCGCAGGACGTCGGCCAGGTCAGTCAGATACATCGCTTCCTCCTCGGTGCTTTCCCGTGTGTTCGATCAGGCGCTTGTCCACGTCGCGCACGTACTCGGTCGCAAACCGTAGATCCTTCCTGGTCTCCCGTAGGTCCTCGTGGACCTCTGTCTGTCTCGTGTTCAACCTCCCCATGCCGCTGACCACCTCATCCATGGAGGTGGTCAGCGTGTCGATCTTGGTCAGCGCCTGCGTGATGTCGTCACGCAGGTTGGTGTCATGGCTGTTGGTCGTCTGGACCTTCGTCGCCTTGACGTCTGTGATCACCTCGGCGAACCACGCCTTGGCCTTGACCCACGCGACACCTGCGATCACCAGCAACACCGTGGCCACGATCCCTGAGATACCCGATGAGAAGTCGCCCACCTCGTTGATGTCTGGGATGGGACTCATGGACGGCATGGGCTGTGGCTCCGGTGTGAAAAAGATATTGAACCCCATGTAAGGAAGTTACATGGGAGGTAGGTTGATCAACGAACACCAAGCGGGTGAAAAAACTAGCCTCTACGCAGAACCATCAGCCGGACAGTGATATCCCGCATCGCGACAGTCCCAGCGTTGTGGACGTAAGCCTTTGCCGTGATCGTCAGCGTTGCAGGAGCGGCAAGCGTGACCGTGTGGATGCGTTGTAGCGTTCCACCGCCCGAGCCGATCGGTTCGTTCACACCAGATACAGCAGCAGTGTTTGTGCTAGGGGTGAATGACAGGGCGCCAGATAGGTGGTACATCAGCGACCCAGACACGTTAGGCGCGAAGTTGTTCGTGCTACCGATCAGGCCCGAAACCGAAGCCTGCACGAAGGACGTCCCCGCAGGGACAGTCAGCGCAGCGACGACTGTCGTTGGCAGGTTCGCAACCGTGGTCGACGTGACGCTCTGCGAAGCACTCACGTTGGTAGACGACTGCGCGGCGAGACCGCTCGCATCACTAGCTACCCACGCCGTCCACACGGCGCCGTTCCACCAGCGCGTCCACAGGCTCCCATCGCGCTCGTAGAAGGCCTGGTGCACCTGCGCGAAGGCAGGATCCCAGTAGACCTCCAGCGTCCCCGCGGCCCCAGCGAACGGGTAGTGCAGGGCCGTCGTCGTGCCCGTGGTCGACTGCCGTCGCCAGCGCCCCGACGACATGAAGCCGTCAAGGTCGACACTGTCCGCGATGTCACCAGGGATCAGGCTGCTCAGGCGGCGCGTCAGGTCGTTCGTCTTGAACTCCATGCGGCGCATCCACTCACGGATGTCCTGCGGGATCAGGTTCGGCATCTCACTCCACCGGGGGCTCGTCGTTCAGTGATGCGGGCGACATCGTGACAGCAATCTTCTCGCCCGACTCACCATCCTCGGTCACGACCACCCTGTCCAACTTCTGCATCTGCGCGACCTTCAGCGTGAGCAGCGTCGCACGCAGCGGGATGCGAACACCAGGGATCAGGTGCTCCATGCGCAGGGTGCCATTCGGGTTCAACTGCGACCCGTCAGGGACGCGAACGTGCAGCGGCACGGGATTCCTACCATCAAGGTTGCGCTCGGCCTGGGAGAGCAGCGCAGCCTGTGTCGGAGCCGCCGTCCCGTCGTCGTCGTACGCGCTGTCCAGGATCTCCCACTCGCCATAGAAGGGGTCATCGGCGCCCGCGACAGCGAACACGCCCGAGCCGCTCGTCACAGCAGCGGACGTGGCACCCTCCATGCCGTACTGCGTGACAACGATCTCCGACAGGAAGTCCGCCTCGGTCACCGAGGGCGTCGTGTACCAGACAGTGTGGGTGTCGAACAGTAGGATGCGCCGACCCACCGCCGTGTAGTCCATGCCAGCACGCCACGCCAGGCCATCCATGTCGTCGTACACCGTCGACTCGTACGGCACCGTCGACTTGGATGTCTGCGAGTCGGTAGCCGTCGTGTACGCCGTAACGAACGGCAGCACGTTGATCGGCGGGGTCAGCGCCTCCTTGCGCGCCAGTTCCCCACCCAGGATGTTCAGCGTGCGCTGGATCGTCGACACGATGTTCGGGTACGAGTTGTCGTACGCCGCGTGCATGATCGTCCGGTAGGCGTAGTGGATGACATCCTTCGCCTCGATCTCGATGCTGTCCTTGTGCCACGCCATGCGGGAGATGGGCCCCTCCCAGACGCGCTCGTTACCCCGGAAGATCACGAGTTCCATCCGGTTCGGATGCACCGACAGCATCTGCTCCTGGCAGTCCACGCCAGGGTTCGCGATCTTCACGACGGCATGTGAGATGTCGTCACGCAGGCGCTCCCACTCGACCGATGTCAGCGGCAGGATCTGGAACAGGCGCTGCGTGCCACCCCTGTCGTACACGTAGGCCGTGTGCGTTTCACAGTTGAGCGCCATCAGTCCCTCACCACCAGGTCGATGGTCATGAGCGTGTCCGTGTACGGGGCCGACGAGTCGAGTTCCAGCGTCACCAGGTACGGGATGCCACCCGACAGTTCAGGCCAGAAGACAGGCCCGCCATCAGGCCCATACAGGACATGGTTGGCGTTCTGGTCCGGGTAGCCGGGCAGGCTGATCGTCGCCTCGTGCAGCACGCCATCGATCACCATGGTCGCCCCAGCGGCCAGGTAGGACACGATGATCTCGCCAACATACGCACAGGGGTCCAACTGGTCGATCGTCAGGTTCGACGGGTTCTCCCAGAAGCGGATCCGAGCCTGGCGGACATCGGCCGACCCGGCGACCAGCGTGATCACCGGGTACGCCGTCAGGTTGCGCGGCACCGTGTCATCCGGGATCTCGACAACCGTCCGGCTGTACGAATCCGGCTGCGTGATGCAGTCCTCATCGATCGTCGGAGGCCCTGGCGGGGTAGGTGGCGTCGGGCAGTCGGGATCAGCCGAGATGTCAGTGGGTACCTGGTTCAGGAGCACGGCCGAGGCGTTGGCGGTGCCTGACCACACAGCGTTCGGATCGGTCTCATCGAAGACGGTCGTTGCTGTCGTGCCACGCTGGAGCATGAAGCCGTCAGTCTCCAGGCCCCCGCCCTGCGTGTAGGCGACAGGCGTTGCGACCTGCACATCGACGCTCGTCAGCGCAACGTTCAGCGGCAGCGTGAACGTCTCGTCGAGTCGGTACCACGTGTCGCCAGCAACGACGTTGACACTCCCGTTGATCGATATCGATGGGAAGCCGCTCATCGTGATGAAGACGGTGTACGGGTACAGGCCCGTCTGGAGGAGGCCTCCTGAGGTGATAGCCCGCACGTACATGCTGACTGTGAGCGTCTCGCCAGGCTGAGGGGTCGGCCCCGTAGCGGCGGTCGCCGTCAGGTAGGTGACAGTAACCGTGTCCAGCGAGTTGCCAACAGTGTTAGGTGCCGTAGCCCGGAACAGGAAGCCGCCAACGATCGCCGTCGCTGATGCGGTGCGCGCCTGGGTCACACCCGTACCGGCCGCAACCCAGTTCGTCGCGTTCGTCTCGACCGACGGGTTGTACATGAAGTTCACGATCTGCGGCAGGCCGTCAGAGCACGTCACGTCCACGACGGTCTCGCTCGGCCCAGCAGGCAGCCCACCCGCGAAGACGGGCGAGCGATACTTGAACGGGTTCCCGGCCCGCAGCGAGTAGGTGATCTGACCCATGACGCCGCACGGTGATGTGCGGACGTTTGTGAGGATCGGACCCTGCGACGCCTTCACCTCGTACATCGTCCGCTCCTGGAAGCGGCCAGCCTGCGGCGGTGTCGTGTCGGTGTCCAGGATCTCCTCGACCATGTACTCGTCGAACTGCCAGGTCACGGAGCCGCTGCTCCCCAGCGACAGGTTCGACGTGGGGTGAAACAGGAGGCTCGATGAGGTCGCCGTGGCGGTGAACTCGACAACTCGGAAATACTGGAAGGTGCCCACGTTGTCGTTCGAGTACGTCGTGACGACAGCGGACGCGTTACCGACATCGATCACAGGCGCTAGGGCGAGCGAAGCGCTCACACCCGTCACCGTGTAGTGGGCCTGGAACTCGACCATCAGCCTGTAGCGGCTAC